TACGGGGAGGCTTTTTATTGTGAACATTGCTCAATTGCGAGACATTATTACCACGCTTCTAGGCGCCAGTCCCAATTTGATTGGCTCCTACACATTGCCTGATGGTTCTACCATTCCTGCCATTTACGTGGTGGGCAGACAAGGCGTGCCTCCTGAATTCAAAGTGGAGGGGATGGAAGTGACAATGCGCGAATTTCCGCAACTTTTGCCGAGGTCTCCTTTGGGCGCAATTAAGATGAATCAGCTATGGGAAGTGATATTAGCTCAGTACACACCTAGCAGCAACACCTTGCCGCGAGCTATGGAGAGAATTACTAGACGATTCCCCGATAGCACTCCGCGCTATTTTCCTGGCGATGACGTGGCTTATGAGCGCTGTCGTTTTATCATTCCTGATATGGTCATTCGTTCGTTGTATCAATAATGGCTGGCATCATTGTTGGCGCCAAAATCGTAGGAATGCAGCTTTTGGAGGCTAAGCTTCAGACCGCATTTGAAACTTGGAGTCGTTTTGAAGTGAATGATCATTTTCGTGATCAATTCAATAATGAAACGTGGGACTATCCTGCCATTACCTTCAGGAAGAGCGGGCAAACCGTTGGTCCTGAGCCTCGTGATATTTACGACCTTGGCGACCTCTATCGCAGCGGCAGGGATAGTTTTACTATCACAACTGGAAGCAATGATGTAACGGCTTCGTGGGACTGGGACGCAAAGAACAGTTCAGGCAAGCCCTACGCATATTATGTGCATGAAGGCAAGGGTACAAACATTGAACCAAGGCAATGGACCGATCCATTGGTCAGCCCTGATTTGTTCTTGGCGAGTGATTTGAGCAAATCGTTGAAGAAACGCATAGTCTTTGCATTCCGCCGATGAACATTGATTATTTATGGAGCGACGACAAAGCTGTCCATGCCATTGACTGTCTAATTGAAGGCACCGCCTTGGAAGTGGGCATTCTTTGTCTTGTGTCATGCAGAGAAACCACCATTAGACTTACGAACGAAAGTCATTCTCTCTTTGTTGAAGTGCCTTCTGACTTCCGCTCTAACCATGAGCGTGTTAAGGTGTTCAACGCAATGTTAAACATTCTTGATCATGAGCAAATACAGCTTCCTTCTTGACACTAAGACTGAGGAGTTTTTCGAGCTTCTTCCTAACATTCGCATGAAGAAGTATGGCGGCTGGTTGGTAGCAGAAGCCATTGAGCAAGAGGAAATCAGCAAGCTTCAAAGTCAGGCCACCATTCGCGCCGTACAGCTAGCTAAGCGTATCGCCACGGCAAAAGGCATTCCCCTTGATGAGGCATTCTCCTTGCTTCAAGGTGGTGGCAGTTCCATCACTGAAGCTGAGCTTCTTTCGGAATACACGGAAGAGACGATGAGCATGATCACAAGCGGCTCTTCTGTGGAAAGCACTAATGCTCGTATGGTCACGGCTTTTGTACGCTCTCGCGGGCAAGGTCTTGTTGATGGTGAATGGCAAGACTTGAGCGATTGGGAGCTTGATGACACGAAAGCATTGCCACGTCGTGCCATTGCAAAAGTGGTGGAATTTATCTCTGCAGAACAAGAAGCAGAAGTGAAGGAGGCCGCCGAAGGAGCAAAAAAATCCCAGAAGAGGAATTCTCCTCCCACGCCGAGCGTTTAGAAGCGCAAGCGAGAAAATTCCTCACTTCGCTCACTCCATGGAATGAGCTTTATTTCCGCTTGTCGGCGTCTGATTTTAAGGACGAACGATGGAGCGGAAAGTATTTTGGTCGGCAGCGCGTCAGCGATGTGAAGGCGGCTCTAAAGTATTTAGAGAAGCATGATGTCAGCAAGTACAACATTCAAAGCGTAGCCGTTGCCAAGCTTGGCACGATGGCTGCGGGCATGATGGGCGGCAAAAAGTCAAGCGTTAAGCCTAATGATTTCTTACCATTTGACACTACAAAAATCAAGAAAGAAGACGGTGCGACTGACAAGAGCTTGAAAGTTCTGCAGCGTTTGATGAAGACCCGCGTAATGGATGGCAGAGTAATTGCACTATTAGCTGAAGAAATCAAAGCATTTAGTAGTCGCAACCAAGGATAATGATTATAGAATGAACTCTATAGAAGGCTTGTAAGATGACTCAGAGCGGCGGACAGGCGGCTGGTATTCAGCTTCAAGTGGGGCTTGACCTGGCGTTTTTTCGCAATCAACTGCCAAAATTAGGAGCGGCAGCGGCTGGCTATACGCTTCCCATCAACATACAGTTTGATCGTCGTGCAGTACAGAGCGAACTAAACGCCCTTGGGCGCAACATTAGTCAACGTACATATCGCCTAGAAGTTGCAACAAACTTAGCCGCCGAAATCAAGAACGCTGGCACTCTTGCTAAGGCCTTACGAGGGCTGGACAACGCTGTTCAAAAGAATAAAGGCATTGCCAATCGTGCGGCTGAAGGCGCTGCAGGCGCAACAATAGATGCAGGGAAAATACAAGCGCTGATTAATAGGGCCAGAAAACCGGCGCTGCAAGCTTTATACAGCGAAATGTCAAAAGCCAACATCCCCATGGCGGCTGTTGGTAAAGATACTGTAGCTAATTTACGAAATGCAATTCTCAGTGGTGTTCCTCGGTTAACCACTGATTTGGCGCGAGGCATTTCAAATGGCCTCAATCCGCAAATGAAAGAAAGTGGAGCGCAGGGCGCAAAGCTTTTTGTCGATGCCTTCAAAAGCGCCACTGGCATTGCTTCTCCATCAAAAGTCTTTAAGGCGCTAGGCGAATTTTCTGCAGATGGTCTTGAAATTGGCTTTTTGAATGGCTTAAAAGATTTTAAGACAAAAGCAATTGGCGAAATAAAACAAATTGTCGCGTTGATGAAGCTGGAGCTTGCATCGGTAGGAGATGTGAGGATAGGCCCTGGTACTGGAGCTGCGCGAGCAGGCACAAGAGGTGGCAGACAATACATGAATCCCATAGGTCCGCTGCCAGAAGGTAGTCGAGAACCGTGGGCGTTTAGTCAATATCGGTATCAGCCCTTCATGGCACAACCGGGCCAGGCCAGAGGGGCAAATGTACCGCCGATGAGGCAAAGGTTCCCCTTCGCGCAGATGCCGGCCGTCATGCCGACAGTGCCAGCAAGAATGATGGGGCGCAGCATTCCGGCATTGCCACCTGCGGGAGGAACTGCCGCAACAAGAGAGGCGATGCTGGCTATGCGCGAATTGGAAGCTCGCGTTCGGTCTGCCGCTCGTGCTGCCTCCATATTTGCAGAAGATGCTGCCACTGCCGTAAATCGCAAACTATTGCCGGCTGTTGCTGCGGGTCGAGATGCGTTGCAGAGAGCGTCGGGACAGGTGCCTCTTGGCGGGCTTCCTGCTGGCATTCGAGGGTTCTTGCCTCCCGCTGGCGGTCCTCCTGGCGGTCCTCCTGGCGGTCCTCCTCGTCCGCCGCTAGGTGGAGCAGGTTTTCCTTCTGACGGGATGAGAGGACCTTCTACTCAATTGGGCGCCGGTTATTTCGCGGTGGGTAAGGGGTTGCAAAGCATTAAACAAGCCTATGCAGGCGTAAAGCCATTTTTGGACACCAAGAAATTACCGCTCAGTGGTGCAATGGCGGAGCTTGGAAGTGAATTTGGCACGGCTATCAAGCAAGTGTTGCTTTATGGTACAGCTTACAAGGCTTTGGCGTTTTTCACAAGTCTGCCTGGGCAGGCCTTTGAGGCAGCCAAGGGCTTGGCCACTTATAGGAACCAACTTAAGGCAGTTACGTCTGAGTCGCAAACGTTTGACCAGTCCTTGGCTTTTGTTGATAACTTGGCTCAACGATTTAATGTACCGCTGGATAGTGCTAGGCAAGGCTTTGTTAAGCTTTACGCTTCAATGCAACCGGCAGGTTTTGGTCAAGAACAAGTTGAAGGTTTGTTTACTGGCATCTCCAAGGCGGCAGCAGCTTTTGGTTTGAGCGCAGATAAAGTTGACAGGGTGAATTATGCCTTTGCTCAAATGGCCAGCAAAGGTCAAATTATGAGCGAAGAACTTAAGGGGCAGCTAGGAGACGTTCTTCCCGGAGCGCTGGGACTATTCGCGCAAGCTGCGCAAATGAGCATTCCTGAGTTCAGCAAAGCAATGGAGGATGGTGCTTTCAAAGGGAAAGCCATGACGCAAGTGCTTGATAACGTTGCCATTTTAATGAACAATAAATTTGGTCCTGCCGCTCAAGGAGCCGCCAAGACCTTACAGGGCGCAGTTAATCAAATACAGAATAATTTGACATTAATGTATGAAAGTTTTGGCCCCATTGTTGATAGATTTGCCGCTATTTTTGGGCCTCAAATCAATGGCTTAATCAAAGATGTTACTGCGACAATGAAAGTGCTCACGGGTACTTTTACTGCAGCAGGAGAAGGCTTTGCCACCTTGAGTCCTCGTGCTCAAGCTCTTTATACTGCCATACAATCACTCACTCCTCCATTGCAGCAAGCCGGTGCGGCCATCGCCGACCTTGGCGGCAGGTTTGCAACATTGCTGCCTGCCATGGTTCAAGCTATTGCCGCGGCCATTAGTTTTGCCTCCAGCCCGCTAGGGAGAGGGGCGATCATAGCGAGCGTTGCGATTGGCACATTAACGGCAGCAATCAAGCTCTTGGAAGCCACTGGATTAAAAGCTGCCATTAAGTCTGTGTATTTGTTTATTGGAGGTCTTCTTCAAATTCCCAAGGCAACTGGGCTAGCCAGGGTGGGAGTAATTTCGCTCAAGTTAGCAATCACGGGATTATTTATTGGAGGCATATTGATAGGCCTTGATTTTCTTATCAGCAAACTTTTCAAGATTGGAGACGCTGCCAATGATTCGATAAAAGATATACGAAAACTATCCTTAGAGCTCAATGACTTGGCCGCTGCTGGCGACATGATTGAACTAGGTAAGAGGCGATTGGTGGCTCAAAATGAGCTGACCATAGCAGAGAGATTGCTTCAAACGTACCAAAAGGTGGACAAGATAAATAAGCAAGGAGGATTTGGTTACGGGGCGCTTTCTGCACAAGAAAAGCAATTTTTGAAAGACTATGGCGAAAAGACTTTTCTTGGTGGCATCGATGTATCCCCGGCGGTGGGCATTGCAGCGGCAGAGAAAAAAATGGCGGCGGCGATGGAAAAAAGAGGCTTGGCTCAAAAAGCTTTGAATGCAGCTCAAGCAGCATCAGATCGCAACAAGGAAGAGGCAGCAAAAAAGCTACAAAAAATTGACCTGTCGGGCGGCGATGGCGCTGGCAAACCGCCTAAAGAGCAAAGCCTCGAAAGCTATTACAGCCTTCAAGATCAACTTGCGAAGAATTTCACGCAAGACCAACTGCAACGCATGGAGCAAGAACATCAAGCAAGAGTGGACAAGATCAATTATGAATTTGACCTGCGAGAAGCTCGTGCGAATAGCTTCCAAAAGGAGGCCATTCGTTTTGAAAGGCAAATGTCAGACATTGAGCTAAAGCGACAGAAAGCTCTTCTTGATGCGTCGGCGGAGGTAATAAGAGCTCAGGGAAGTGTCGCTGGCGGCGCAGGAGGAGGAAAGGGACTCGGCGCTGGCATCGCTCAGTACATTACTGGCGATCCGGCCAGTCCGTTCTATAAAGCAGACCATGGTGGCGGTAATTACCATGAGCATCTTGCTTTTGTTAGCAGAGAGGCAGCAGAAGAAGCTTATAGGAAGCTGACCGGCGCAGGCATACAAGTGACGGAATTCAAAGGGAAAAGCCGAGTGGGAAGGCATACCCCAGGATCTGCTCACTACGAAGGACTTGCTTTTGATGTGCCTGGTGCTCAAGTGCCAGTGGGTCAAGAGACGAAACTTACTGCCCGCGTTCAATCAATACTTGGCATTGGAAGCGCAGGTGCTCCTCGTAAGGTAACTGGCGATGAGAAGCGCGATGTAATTGCCGATCAAAAAACACAACTAGCCCTTGCACAGCAATCTT